CGGTCAGGCTGGTGCCCCAGCCCCCGGCGCTGCTGGCACAGTTGCAGGCGCACCGTCAGCCGGTGATTTCCGACTGCAAACTGGCTTCAACGCCCCCGGCACACCGGGTGAATTTACCCCGACCGGCACGGCCACCTCTAACGTATCTGCCTTTGGCACCCCTGACGCTACGGGCGTTGGAGCAGGTGCAGCGCAAAGCACGTTCGGCGGCTTTGGCGGCGTTACGGGCACACCCAACATCACCGGCATGGGTCAGGCTGGCACGGGCGGTATGGCCGCTGGCGCAGGTTTGCCGGGGCAGGTCAATTTGGGTGCTTACGGTCAGGCTGCCGCAGGCGTTACGCCGACCGGCACGACCGCTGGCCCGAGCGCAGGCGCTTACGGGTTAGCCGGTGGTGGCCCCGCTGCCTATAACCTCGGCTCGCTGAACCTTTCGGGCGTTGGCGGTGTCCAAGGCGGCCCGAGCGCAGGGCAGTACGGCATGGCCGGTGCTGGCCCCTCGGCAGGTTTGTATGGCATGGCTGCGGGTGGCCCCGCTGGCGTGCAGTTTGGCGGCTTGGATACCAGCGGATTGCAGGGCGTTCAAGGTGGCGTTGGTCAGTTCGGCACCGCACAGGGCGGCCCCGCAGGGCTAAACCTTGGCGGCTTTGACGCCAGCCGCGTCGGTGAACTTGGCGCAGCGCCGTCATACGATCAGTTTGGCCGCGCTATCGGTGGCCCTGCCGCCCCCTCGCTGACGACTGACCTAAATTTGTCTGGCGTTGGCGACGTATCGCGTAACGTGCAGGAAGGTCGGTTTGGATATGCCCGTGGCGACCTTGCTACGCCAGAACTTCAGCGCCAGTTAGCCACGCAAAACCTTGCCGCTATGCCGGTTAACGCAGGCATGAGCGCACAAAACGCCATCATGTCTCGCCTTGACCCGCAGTTGCAGCGCGAACGTGCGCAGTTGGAGCAGCGCCTAGTCAATCAGGGCTTGCGCCCGGGTGGTGAGGCGTACAACGCCGAAATGGAACTGCAAGCGCAGCGTGAAAACGACTTGCGCACACAGGCGGCATTGCAGGGCATTGGCCTAGACGCGCAGATGCGTCAGCAGGGGCTTTCCGAGCAGCAGACGCTTGCCGACTTTGCAAACCAAGCCGCATTGGCACAGTTTGGCGCTGGTGCGCAGGGTTTGGGACTGTACAACCAAGCGTTGTCGCAGAACTTTCAGCAGAGCCTTGCCGCGCAGTCAGCGCAGAACATGGCGCAGCAGCAGGCGTTCCAACAGCGCTTGCAGGCTGGTCAGTTTGGTCAAGAAGCGCAGATGGCGTCCTTTGGCATGGGTCAACAGGCACAGCAGGCGACGAACCAAGCGCAGCAGCAGAACTTTGAGCGTGCCCTAGCCGCCCAACAAGCCCAGAACGCCGCGCAGGCGCAGGGCTTTGGTCAGCAGATGGCTATGCAGCAGTTTGGCCGTGAAGGGGCGCTGGCGGGCTTTGAGACGCAGCAGCAAGCCCAACAGGCGCAGAACCAAGCCATTGCCCAGAACACGCAGTTGGCGTTGCAGTCAGGTCAGTTTGCGAACCAAGCGCAGGCGCAGCAGTTTGCACAGCGTTTGGCGGCAGGTGAATTTGGCCGTGAAGCGCAGATGGCATCGTTCCAGACCGGACAGGCTGCGCAGGATGCAATCAACCGCGCCATTGCCCAGAATTTTGCGCAGGGCCAAGGCGCACAGCAGATGGCAAATCAGGCCGTGGGTCAGAACTTTCAGCAGGGACTTGCCGCTCAACAGGCTGCTAACGCTGCACAAGCCCAGCAGTTTGGTCAGGCCGTCACAGGCGGTGAGTTTGACCGTGCCGCGCTGCTTGCACAGTTTGGGATGGGTCAGCAAGCCTCCCAAGCGCAGAATCAGGCCATCGCACAGAACTTTGCACAGGCGCAGGCCGCTGCGCAGATGCAGAATCAAGCGGGTCAGCAGGCTTTTGGTCAGCAGGTAACAGCGCAGGAACTTGCCAACCAAGCCGTTGCGCAAAACCAATCCGCTGCCGCACAACAGGCACAGGTCAACGCCGCGCTACAAGCGCAAGGCTTTGGTCAACAGCAACAGGTTGCACAAACTGCCAATCAAGCGCTTGCGCAGAATCAGCAGGCGGCGCTACAGCAGCAACAGGCTGCCAATCAGGCACAGCAGCAACAGTTTGCGCAGGGCATGGGGCAAGCCGAATTCGCCAATCAAGCGTTGGCACAGAATCAGGCCGCCGCATTGCAGCGCTATCAGGCTTTGCTTGCCGGTCAGGGTCAGCAGTTTGGTCAGCAGGTCACTTCACAGGAATTGCAAAACCAAGCGCTTGCCCAGAACCAGCAGCAGGCAATGGCCGCATATCAGGCCAACCTTGCGCGTCAACAGCAGGCTTTCCAACAGGCAGGCGCACAAGCCGAGTTTGGCAATCAGGCGCAGTTGCAGGCTTATCAACAAGCACTCGCCCAACAGGCCGCCGCAAACCAAGCGCAGCAACAGCGTTTTGGTCAGGGCATGGACGTTCAAGGGCTGTACAACGCATCTATTCTGCAAAACCAGCAGGCTGCCTTGCAGCAGCAGGCCGCGCAGAACGCCGCACAGCAGCAGATGTACAACCAAGCCGCAGGCAATGCGACATTCCAGAATCAGGCCGTACAGCAGGCGTTGCAGCAGCAGTTGGCGCTACGCAACCAGCCGCTCAACGAAATTTCGGCGTTGCTGTCGGGATCGCAAGTGCAGATGCCGCAGTTCCAAGCCTACAACCCGGTGCAGGTCGCTGCGACCCCGTACCTGCAAGCCATGCAGGCGCAGGATGCTGCCGCTATGCAGCGTTATGGCATCGCCGCCAACCAAGCCGCCAGCAATATGTCAGGTCTATACGGATTAGCAAGCGCAGGGTTAGGCGCAGCAGGAATGGCTGGTGGCTTTGGTGCGTTGTTCACCTCGGATCGCCGCCTCAAATCCAACATTGAGCGTGTGGGAACGCACCGGCTCGGCATTGGAATCTATGAGTACGACATTGGTGGCGAGCGCCAACGCGGCGTGATGGCCGACGAGGTAGAGAGCGTGTTGCCAGAAGCCGTGCTAACGCGGCCTGACGGCTACAAGATGGTCAACTACGGACTTCTGTGAGGACACTATGAACGGACGACGCCCCATGATGATGATGCAGCCCGACCGTCGCCCACAGGAGTTGGCGCGTATGTTGGCGATGCAGGAGCGCAATTCCTCGCTCAACGGCCCGACAATGCAGCAGCCAGTACAGCCGTCAAAGGCTTACGCAGGCGCTACGCCGAACAGCGCACCGGGAGTGACGCCGCAGAGCATGAACTTTAACGGCCCCGCTGGCCCGTCGCAGTACGGCGGCCCGATCAGCAACCCCGCTATGAGCATGATGGCACCGCGTCAACAGGGCGGCCCAGAGTCAGCCCCGCAGATTGGCGGTATGCGTCGTCCGATGGGTGCAGGGGCGCGTGGTTACCCGTCCTCGCCGGGCATGACGACCCCGCAGGGAGGAACCTACCGAGGGGACTTTGATGGCAATTAATAGCCATGTAAGCGTGAGGATTTCGTATGTCTAAAGCATTAAAAACATACGCTGCTTTCAAAGAGCCGTCGCCGTATGACCGCGAGCGGCAGAAAGCCGAACAACTGCGCCGCTACGCTGAACTGCTGCAAGAGCAGTCGTTAGCGCAGGACGAGCCGTACACCTTCCAAGGTATTCGTGCCATGCCGTCACCGGCTGCCGCACTTGGCAAAATGCTGCAAGCCTACGGTTCTAAAAAGGCTAGTGAAAAGGCAGACGAAGCCGAAGCACGCCGCATGGGCATGGAACAAGAAGCCGCAGGTCAGATTGCAGGCCGCTTAATGGGTGGCCGCCCCATAACCGACGCCAATACGATGCCCGATGAAACGGGATTGGCCGAAGTTGCGGTGCAGTCCGAATACCGCACGTCCCCAGAAGATGCAATGCGTATGGCAATGACGCCGCAAGGCATGGGCGCCGTCAAAGGCAACCCGATGTTGGCTGCTGCGTTGCAAAAGTCTATGGAAGAAAAAGCGCCGAAATCGCCATACGGCAGCATTGATCCTGGCAAATTTACCAAAGCAAGTTTGGAAAAGTTTGATGCAAGCGTGCGTTCTGGCAAACCTGATTACACGGTGCTGGAGTCACGCGAATACTCCGAAATGACCCCGCAGCAAATTGCTGACCTTGCATTGAAGATTGGTCAATTCGGCATTGAAGGCGGCAAATACACATACGAAACAGGTCAGACTGCACCGGCGTTGTCTATCCCTCGGTTCCCGTTCCAGTCGCAAGCCCCTGCTGCGCCAACACCTGCTGCGTCAACGCCCGCCGCTACCAAACCGCCTGCAACGCCGATCACTACGGCTCCAACCGTTGCCGCGCCAACTGCCGCTGCGCCAACTACGGCAGCGCCAACAACTCGCCGCGATACGATTGCGGCTGCTGTAGACGAAACGGAAAAGAAACAGCCGTCAGCGTTTGAAGTAGCAACACCAAAACAACGCCAAGCATTGCAACAGGAATTGCCAAAGGCACGCCAAGCAGCGCAGGTTGGTTTGGCAAAACTTGATCAACTTGACGATTATTTGTCGGATTTGGAGCAGCATCAAGGCACCGAAAACATTACTGGTTTGTTTGGGCAAATTCCGATTGATATTGCGCCAGAAGCGCGTTCTGCACGGTCGGTATTGGAAGGCTTCCAACAAGGCGCCAGTATTCAAGCCATTAACGAAGCGCGTCAGGCTTCTGAAACTGGCGGCGCATACGGCACTATGACTGTGCAAGAGTGGCCGCGATTGGAGGGCGTGTTTGGCGCAGTCGTGGCGGCAAAAGACCCGCAAGCGTTTGATGTTGCGATTAAAAACGCACGCAAACAAATTGCGGCCGCAAGAGGTCGTTACGAATCGTCGTGGAAAGCAACGTATGGCGATATGGACATTGGGTATAAACGCTCGGAATACAGCCCCGAAAGCAAACTTTACCCGCGTGCCAAGCCGCAAAGCGACGTTCGCAACCGCGCTGACGCCATTTTGCGTGGGGAATAAGCCATGCCTACCGCAGACGATTACGCAGACTGGATTATTAAAAACAAGGAAAAGCGCGGAACGCCCGAATTTGAGGCGGTTGCTGCTGCGTACAAAGAGGCGCAAGCAGAGGAACAGTCACAGGCAGAACCGTCATGGGGAACCGCCCTTCAGCGTGGCGCTGCTCGCGTTATTCCGCAAGCAAAAGAAATTTATGAGGGCGTAAAGCAACTGCCCAGCGCTTTGTCACAGGCGTATACCCCCAGCAACATTGCTGAAGGGTTAAAGATGCTTGGCGAGCCAGAAACGTATCAAAATATTGGCGAGGCTGGCGCAGACATACTGCGTGCGCCTATTGAGCGTTACGGGACAACTGCGCGAGCCAAAGAAACTATTGCGACTGACCCCATTGGCGTAATGTCCGACGTTTCGTTGGGCGCAACGGGAGCGGGTGCAGCGTTGCGGCAGATTCCAGCAACCGCCCGATTTGGTGCTGCGCTTGAAAAAGGCGCAAAAACCGTTGATCCACTATCGCTTGCTAGTCGCGCTGTTACAAAGCCGTTTCGTGAAATTGCCAACATTAACATTAACGTGCCGACAGCAGATCAATTGCGGGCACGCAAAACGCAAGCGTACGAACGCGCACGTAACGCAGGTGTTGTGTTTACGCCTACCTCATTTGAGGGGTTGGTTAAAGATTTACGCAACAATTTGAAGGACGAAAGCGGTAACACTATCCGCATTGTTCCCGAATTGCATCCCGATGCGAACGCCGCATTGACTGCCCTTGAGTCATACATTGGCGGCCCAAAAACGCTGGACGAACTAGAGGATATGCGGCGCATTATTAATGATGCTGCTGGTAGTCAGAAGCCAGCGGATCGGCGCATTGCAATGATCTTGAAAGAGCGCTTGGACGACTTTGTTGATGCTCCGCCACAAGGAGCCGTGGTGTCTGGCGACGCAAAGGCTGGCGCAGACGCATTAGCAGAAGCGCGAGACGCTAACACTCGGTTACGCAAATCCGAGTTAATTGATGACCTTATTCGCAACGCAGAATTATCTGCGCCAAACTTTTCCGGGTCGGGCATGGAAAACGCGTTGCGTTCAGAATTTCGCCGCATTGCAAAAAATCAGCGGCAAATGCGCCTTTTTACGCAAGCCGAACGCGCAGCCATTGAAGATGTAGCCAAAGGCGGTGCGGTTACTAACTTTTTGCGCATGGTTGGCAAATTTGCGCCAACGGGCGTAGTTAGCACCGGATTGTCAGGCGGCGCAGGTTTTGGGTTAGGTTCAATTCTAGGCGGCCCTGTCGGTGGCGGCATTGGCGCGGTTGCATTGCCGACCATTGGTGCTGCTGCACGCGGCGGCGCTACAGTTTTGACGCAGGGCGCTGCTAATCGCGCTGGCAACATCATGCGCGGCGGCAAAGAAGGCGCAACCGTTGGCAAGCGTCTTGGTTATTTACTGCAAACCTATGGCGATAAGTTGTCGGCGGCAGACCCGTCTGCTGCTTTCGCCGTAGACATGGCGCGGCGCACTATTGCCGCAGGTCGTCAAGTTGATCCGTATTATGCGCGGCAGTTGGCAGCACAACTTGCGCGAGTACAGGACGAGGAGGAAGCAAAATGAGTTTTAACGGTTCCGGTACGTTCGTCATCAACTCGGCAGGTCAGCCTGTCGTCGCCAACACCGTCATTAGCGCGACCACGTTTAACGCGCTGACAGCCGACCTTGCTAACGGTCTAACAACCTGTATCACCAAGGACGGACAGACGACCCCAACCGCTAACATCCCGATGGGCGGGTTCAAAATTACGAACCTTGCCACAGGTACGGCTGCTACGGACGCCGCTACGGTCGCCCAGATTCAGAGCAACGGCGCAGCGCTTGTTACGGTTACCGGAACCGATACGCTCACGGGCACGCTGACGCCTTCGTTGGTCGCTTACGTTACGGGTGCGGTGTATTACTTTATCGCCCCTGCCACCAACACGGGCGCTGTCACGCTCAACATTGACACGCTTGGCGCAAAGAGCGTCACGCGAGACGGCACCACCGCTCTTGTAGCCGGTGACATTGTTTCGGGCGAAATGATCGCCGTGGTGTACGACGGCACGCGCTTTCAGTTAATCAGTCCCGTCAACAGTTTCACCAACCTCAACGTGTCGGGCACGCTTACGGTCGCAGGCGCGGCTACGCTCAACGGCAACCTGCAAGTCGGCAACGCGGGTAGCGACACCGTTAACTTTCAAGCGAGCGGCTGGACGCTGACGAACAACGTATCCATTACGGGTACGTGGGCAGACATTGGCTCCATTACTACCGCCGACATTAACGGTGGCACCATTGACGGCACGGTGATCGGTAACGGTTCTGCGGCTGCGGGTACGTTTACGACCCTTGGCGCGACGACCGGCAACATCACCACCGTCAACGCTACGACCGTAGATAGCACCAACCTTGAGGTAACCAACCTCAAGGCTAAAGACGGCACCGCAGCAGGGTCTATTGCCGACTCCACAGGCGTTGTCACGCTCAATAGCGTTGTTGCCACGACTGCCGACATTAACGGCGGCACGATTGACGCTACCACCATCGGTGGATCGTCCCCGGCTGTGGGTAACTTTACGACCGTATCGGCTGCCTCCGCTGTCTTTACGACGGCAACCATCACGACCGTCAACACCACCACGCTAGACCTGACCAACCTTGAAGTTACGAACATCAAGGCGAAGGACGGCACGGCGTCCATGACGATTGACGACGCTACGGGCAAGGTCAACGTCACGACGGTATCGGCTGCCTCCATGAACGCGGGTGTGGCTGCGGTAACGTCTCTGACGGCCACAGGGGCGTCTATTGCCTCTGCCAATGCAGGTACGGCGGTTATCTCTAACCTCACCGCTACGGGAGCCTCTGTCGCGTCTATGAACGTGGGCGTGGCACTTCTGACAACCGCCACGGTGACGACGCTGAACGCCACAGGCGCTTCTATCGCCTCGGCCAACATCGGCAACCTTCAGTTTACGGCTGCCTCTATCGCCAGCATCAACGCAGGCGTGGCGGTAATTACGAACCTGACCGCTACCGGAGCGTCCATCGCTTCTGCCAACGTCGGTACGGCAGTTATTACGACGGGGACGGTGACTAACCTCACCTCTACGTCAGCCTCCATTGCGTCGGCTAATGCGGCTGTAGCGTTGGTGACGACGGGAACGGTCACAAACTTGACCAGCACCTCGGCCAGCATCGCATCGGCTAACCTCGGCACGGCTGTTGTCACCACGGGAACCGTCACTAACCTGACGGCTACCGGGGCGTCCATCGCCTCGGCAAACGTTGAGACTGCCGTGATTACGGCAGCGACGGTGACGGGCGCATCCATCGCCAGCATGAACGCTGGAGTAGCGCTGCTGACCACGGCGACGGTGACAAACCTGACCGCCACGGGTGCCTCTGTAGCGTCGGCTAACGTCGGCACAGCGGTGGTGACGGGCTTGACGGTTACGGGTGCGTCCATCGCCTCGGTGAACGCAGGCACGGCTACGTTGTCGGGAAATCTGACCTTAAACGGCGGCACCGCCAACGGCGTGCTGTATCTGAACGGCAGCAAGGTGGCGACGAGTGCTGCGGATTTAACTTTTACGTCCACAGGGCTTGGAATTGGGACGGCTTCCCCGGGTCAAAAACTAGATATTATTACCGACAGCAATGCTTTCGTTGGTCAGCGCATACGAAACAATGACACTGGGTCATCGGCTTATGCCGGTTTGATTTTGAACCCGAATGGCAACAGTTGGGGTATTCGCTCTGGTTCTAGCGCGGCAAATAGTAACTCACTAAATTTCACTATTGATATTCTTGGAACCCCAATCAATCTTCTCACGCTTACCTCCTCCGGCAACCTCGGTCTGGGCGTCACGCCGAGTGCGTATGACTCCGGGATTAAGGCGTTTGATATTGGCTCTGGCAGCGCGATTCTTAATCCAAATAGCGCTGGGCAGACATGGTTTTTAACGAACGCTTATTACGGATCGTCTGCGTTCAGATACAAAAACTCTGGCGTTGAGGCGACGAGATACGATCAGGCAGTTGGAACTCATAAGTGGTTCACCGCCCCCTCCGGCACCGCAGGGGCAGCAATTAGTTTCACACAGGCGATGACGTTAAATGCGTCAGGCGACTTGGGCGTAGGCACGACTTCGCCTTCATATAAGTTAGATGTAAATGGAAATGGCGGGTTTTCTGGCACATTGACCTTAACATTGCCTTCCGTTGTAGGCGCTATCGTCTCAAGAAATTCAAGCACGACAGCCGCCGAACTGCACATTCGGCCCAACAGCGGAAAAAGCGGCTGGCTTTCCTTTACTGAAGATTCGGTTGCTGACCGTTGGGTACTTGGCACTGCCGCAGGTAACGGCAGCCTGATATTTGGAACTGGAAACCCAAGCGGTTACACCGAACGCGCACGCATCACGAGCGGGGGGGTTGTTGCAGTCAATACTACTGGTGCAGTTTATAGTTCTGAAAAACTTGCGGTATTGGCTGCAAATAACTCAGTTGCTGCTGCTTTTAAAACAGACGCTGGAGCGACTGAATACACAATAGCCGTTTCTAATACTGCCACTAGCGGTGATAACAAATTTGTAGTTTTTGCAACAGAAAGCACTGACACAATCCGCGGCTCAATTACTTATAACCGTGGCGCTGGACAAGTCGCGTACAACGTCACTTCCGACGTTAGACTTAAAGACAACATCACAAACGCCGCTGATGCTGGAAACAAGGTAGACGCGCTGCAAGTTCGTCAGTTTGACTGGAAAGAAACGGGCAATCACGTTGACTATGGTTTTGTCGCACAAGAGTTGCACGAAGTTGTGCCTCACTCGGTTAGCAAGCCAGAAGATGATGGGCAGATGTGGAGCGTGGACTACAGCAAACTTGTCCCGATGCTGGTGAAGGAAATTCAATCGTTGCGTGCGCGTGTCGCACAACTGGAGAGCAAATAATGGCTACCGTAATTAACTGGAACATTTCGCAACTGGACTGCCTCCCGCAATCAGCGGAAGGTGCTGACTACGTTGTTACCGCCCATTGGCAATGCAACGGCGTGGACGGCGACTACAGCGGCAGCGTCTATAGCACCTGCTCGTTTGCCGTGGTGCAGGGCGAGGCTTTCACGCCGTATGACCAACTGACGCAGGATCAAGTCCTCGGTTGGGTCTGGGCGAATGGCGTGGATAAGGCGGCAACCGAGGCTGCGGTGGAGCAGCAGATTGCTAACCAAATCAACCCGCCCATCGTTTCACCGCCGCTCCCGTGGGTGACGCCGTGAACGAGATTGATTTGAAAGTAACGCTGGAGGAGGCGGTAGGTATCGTCAACCTCCTTGGCAGCCTGCCTACCGCGCAGGGCGCACACCCGTTGTGGCTCAAACTAAAGGCGCAGGTAGAACCGTTAATTCCCAAGCCGGATGAAGTACAGCAATGACCACGATCCAAGAACTAGAAGTCACCGTGACAAGCCACATTGACGTTTGTGCCGTACGGTATGAGGCTATCCACGCCCGACTTAAACGCCTTGAACAACTTATGTTGAAGGTAGGCGGCGCAATCATCCTGATTCTGCTCGGTGCGCTTGGCAGTATGGCGTTGCTACTCCTTGAGGCTGTAAAACAATGACCGAACCCACCGACATCCAACTGCTGAAAGTACAGATACAGGCTGAATTGCAGCGCCTAGAGGCTCACAGCAGCGCCAAGGATGTTGCGGGTAAGGCTATTGGCAAAGACGGCTTAAAATACATTACAGCCATAGTGGTGATCGGCGTGTTGTCTAGTCTTGCGTTAGATTCAGACAAAATTGCCGCTGTAATGGGCTTGCTCGGTGCCTCGCTGACTGCCCTAATCTCCATGCTTGCGAGCATCGCAGGCACGGTAGAAAAAGAAGAAAAGCCCGAGTTTGAAGTTATCAAGGAACTAATCGCTAAATTGGATCGGCTTGATCGTAAAGAAATGCCAATGAGGGTGGACGTTGAAGGCGATCATGTCACCGTCACCAAAGGCGACGACGTAGTGAGGGCAAGCAAATGATGACAATGGTTAGCACGTTCCTATCGTTCCTTGCAGGTGGTTTGCCCAAGATCCTGCAAATTTTCCAAGACCGGCAAGACAAGAAGCACGAACTTGCCCTCGTTGCTGCACAGAAAGAGCGTGAATTGGCCCTCGCAGAACGTGGGTTTGTCGCGCAGGCACGGGTTGAAGAAATCAAATTGGAGCAAATCCAGACGCAGACGGCAGGCGAGGAACGCCAAGCCCTGTACCAGCACGACATGGAAATTGGCAAAGGCGCATCGCAATGGATGATCAACCTACGCGCCTCGGTGCGCCCGGTGGTGACCTACATCTTTGTGCTGGAGTTGGTTGCGCTGAACATCGCAGGCGTCTGGTACGCATACACCACCGGCATCCCGTTTGCGATTGCGATGGAGAATGTGTTTAGCGACGATGAGATGTTGATTCTGTCGTCCATCATCGCGTTTTGGTTTGGTACGCAGGCTTTTGGCAAAAAGTGAAGGTATCCGACGCGGCTATCCGCATGATTAAGCACCATGAGGGCGTAAGGCTACGTCCTTACAGGTGTCCTGCATTGCTGTGGACAACTGCGGTAGGCCATGTCATTGACCCCTCACACGCGGCGGTGAAGTATGAGGATCGGAAGAACCTACCGATACCCGCAGGCTGGGATCGCAGCCTCACTATGGACGAAGTTGACGCTATCCTTGCTCAAGACCTTGGCCGGTTTGAGCGCGGCGTGGCCCGACTTTGCCCTGCTGCTGTTAATCATCAAGGCCAATTTGACGCATTGGTAAGTTTTGCCTTTAACGTCGGCCTTGGAAACCTTCAGCGCAGCAGCATACGGATGCGCTACAACCGAGGTGACATAGAAGGCGCTGCCGACGCTTTCCTAATGTGGACAAAGGCGGCAGGGCGGGTATTACCGGGATTGGTTAAGCGTCGTCAGGACGAGCGCGCAATGTTTTTAACTCATCTTGGATCGTCTTAATTTCTAACGCCAAGATCGTCGCCTCTACGACCAACCCTGCCTGACGTACCGCTGCCAACGCTTGATCAACCTTGACCTGCTGGCTGTATTTCCACGGCATCCGCGCCATTTCGTCGCGCCACGCCCCCGGTGGTGATTCGTTATCAATCAAAAGTAATCCCTCCCGCCCCTAGACGCCCGCCACTCGGGATTAGGGACGCTTGCCCACTCCCGCCGCAGCATGGCGTTACGTTCCAGCCAGAACCGCTGTAAAGCCTTTATAAACCGTCTCATGGCATACCCTCAACGCTGTAGTTATCGGAAGGAGAGCGCCAGTCCCTTGGCACTTCCCCTCCGATCCATGACGGGTCTACCCACAACAGCCTGTTGTTGGGGTACGCAATCCATTGCCCGCCGTCTAAAGCGATAATGTGATGGTCTTTGGACTGGTCAGGCACTTCCGACCAACCACCGTCACACCAAAATACGGTCATCAAGTACGTCCCCGGTCGCTGCACTCCGTCACGGCCTATCGCCTTGACCCGGTGGTTACGTAAAAACTGCACCTCTTTGACCTGACAGTTGCGGCTAAAACTATCCCACCACACCGTCAGCGGCAGCGCCATCTCGGGACAGGGCTTGCTACAGAGCGCATGAATCGGGATACGCGCCCATTGTGCGCCTGACTCCAACATGATTTGGAAGTAGGGTACGCGCATAGGTTCTGCACGAAAACCAAACACGGTGCAAAGGGTAAACTCTCCCTTTCCCTTTTCATGGTCGTGCAAAAACTCGTTACGCACATATGCCGTGATGTACGGCGTGTCAGCCCAGAAGTTCATGGCTTATTCTCAACTTGCATAGGAGCCTTTGCCCCGCACACAGGGCAATAATTTACTTGGCTCTCATACTCATCGTTGCCAGCCCAGAACTTGCCATCTTCATCTTCAGTACAATACTCAATTGCTTCGCCATAAGCGTTGTATGGCGAATAAAGTTTGCATTCGTGTCGGTTGTTCATGGCGGGCACCTCTCGTCTCGCACTACCGGCAACGGAGGGCCAAGCAGTTCAAGCCAGCATATCTGGCACCACCGCCCCTCATGCCCCGGAATCGTGCTTTGGATGGAATAAACGTGTATGCCGTGTTTTGGGCATTCCACCGCTGGCGGTTCGTAAATTACTTTTGGCGTATCTTCAACAATGTCGTCGCGGGTCATATTAACCCCTCCTTGTGTAACTGCCAGATCGTTCGCGCCATGCCGTCGTAATGCGCTAGGCGTAACTCGTCGCGTGACAGCCCACTTTTATGCGTCCTGCCATCCACTTCGTCGTGGCAGTTAGAACAGCACCACGCCCCTAGCAGATCGGGCGATTTCAAAGACATTCCTGACACCCCTGCTACGCGGATATGTGCCAGCACGACCGTCTCGCTGTTGAAGTTACAGACGCCCGGTATACGCACCGTGCAGCCGCGACCTTTAGCCTCTTTACGCAGCATAGATCGGCTCCGGTAACGGCCCAATGCCAATCTCTATCAGCCTGTTCTCAATGCCGTGCAGGTATTCGGTAAATTCTTGCTTGGTCATGCGTGAGGTGCGCTTGATTGGTCGCAAACGCTTTTTGCCAAGCCCTGTGAGCGTTTCCCAGCCGAATATCTCACCGAGGAAATACTCATGCAGGTCATCGCGTGTCCAACCTTGTAACGCTTCTCCACCCGCCTCCATGATCATGGGATAAACCACACCCCAGAGGTAGGCCAACTGCTGTGAGGTTTTAGGCTTTTTCCACTCGGCCACCTCTACCGCCCACACCTTGCTCGGGTCTAGCCCTTGCGTCATGCGGATCACGGCAGCAGCCATTTGTTCTGGCGTTGTACCTTTCGGAAAGATGCGCTTCATAGACTCTGCATCACCTTGTACCACTCCTTCGCGTACTCAACGTGCTGCCACTCTGGGAACCACGGCCCGCCACGGGTCATGTGTACGCCAATCGGGTCAGGTACATCAGCCTTGGTGTGCCAGCCTTCCAAATAATTAAACGTCTCGGGCAACTTGCCAATTACATCATCGGTCAACCATTCAAAGCGATGCAGATACATACCCGACTCGCTGTTGACTACTTCTGGCGTCAACGCTTTGACTTGCGGGTGGGCGCAGTTAATCCACATGAAAGACGACCAGTTCTTGCGCGGGTACGGGTGCTGCAACGCACCGTCCATCTTGGTCAACTCTTTGGGCTGGTAGTCGTGCTGGACGACATACAGCGCTTTAGACGGGTCGCAGTAGCCTTCTAGTTTCGTAATGTCACCACGAAACAAAAAGTCACAATCCACGAACAACGCCCAACCCTGATAGTTCGCCAGATACGGCGTCAGGAACCGCGTAAAGGAAAATTCAGTAGATGACTTGGGATCATGTGGACGCCAGTACAGCCCACGATCACGCAGATCGTCTTGCTTGAGCGGCACCACGATCACTTCCTCGGTGGCATGGTTCAGCAAGGAACGCTTTGCCACCTCATACGCAATATCCTCGCGTTTGTCGTAACCCATAAAAACAATCACAGTTTTTCCTCAAAATCTATGTAACGCCACGCCAGATATTCTGGCTCTACCGCATAAACGTCGTAGTCATACCCGCGCTGCGGGTCTACCTGCTTGCGCACGATCCAGTCGGGAAACGTGGTACGCACATCCACCAATGCCGCTACCGTCATGCTTTGACTCACAAGGTAGTAATAATCAGGGCGTGGGTGTGCGGCATCAAACGAGGCTTTAGCGCAGATCGTGGCAGTATCAAACGGCCATTCACCATACGGAAAATCCCGCTTTAGATGCTTTACCTCTATCCGCTTCCCCGATGCGTACACATCCCCCTTATCGGCGTACTCTTTACGGTCGGCAGAGTCACGCGCCAT